CCAACTCTGTATTATTACTGTACAAACCATAGTGGCATGGGTGGTCAGGCGAACACCCCGTAGGAGTAAGTATGGCTATTTCAACAGCTATGTGCGTAAGTTTTAAAAAAGAATTACTTGAGGCAGAGCACGATTTTACAACAGATACTTTTAAAATTGCTTTGTTTTCTAACGCTGCAACTTTAAATTCATCCACTACTGCGTATTCTGTCTCTAATGAGGTCACTGGAGCAGGCTACACTGCTGGTGGCGCAACCCTTACTGTGGTTGCCCCAGCAACAAGTGGTAATTCAGCTTTTGTGGATTTTTCTGACGTTACCTTTACTAGCTCAACGATAACTGCTCGTGGCGCGTTAATCTACAACAGCAGTAAGTCAAATAAAGCTGTAGTTGTGGTGGATTTTGGCTCTGACGTCACCACTAATAACGCAACATTTACGATTACAATGCCCGCAGCTAGTGTTGGTAATGCGATTGTGAGGATAGAATAATGTCATTTACATACACACAATTGCAAGACGCTATAAAAGATTTTGCGGAAAACACAGAAACCTCTTTTGTGAACAATCTGCACGTTTTTATAAGCGGTGCGGAAGACCGCATATTTAGTCTTGTTGACCTTGAGCTTTTTCGTAAGAACGCCACATCTACTTTAACAAATAATGACCCGTTCCTGTCTGTGCCGTCAGACTATATGTCTCCATTTTCTTTGCAGATAACAACATCCGGCAGCGAGGATTTTCTTTTAATAAAAGATGTAAACTTTGTTCAACAATACTCAATAGACGCAGGGGCAAACGCCACACCAAGATATTACGGTGTTTTTGATGTGGATAATTTTATTTTGAGCCCCACACCTAATCAAGCATATACAGTAGAACTCCACTATTATTATCGTCCAGCAAGCATAACTGCTGGTGCGGGTAGTGGCACATCATGGTTGAGCGAGAACGCCCCTAACGCTCTTCTTTACGGTTCGCTTGTAGAAGCGTATACTTACATGAAAGGTGAAGCTGATATGATGCAACTGTATGAGCAAAGGTTTGCACAGGAGCTTCAGCGGTTGAAGGATTTGGCGGAAGCCAGAGAGAACTCAGACGCATATCGCAGGGGTTTACCTGATAGGCCAAGGACTTAGGAGTTAAAAATGGCAACAAGTAATGCAGCAACCACCTATCTGGAGAACAAGATTCTTGACTTCTTGTTTAAGAACAACTCCAGTTCATTTACCACACCAGGCAACAGCATTTATGTTGGTTTGGCAACGTCAGTAGCAGATGCAGAGGCCGGGTCGTTAACAGAAGCAACCTTTGGTGCTTATGCAAGACAGCAAGTTAACGCCGCTGGCTGGACGTTGGCTTCTGGCTCAACTGACCAGCAGACAGTTACCAACGCGGCGAACATTGAGTATGCAGCCTCTACTGGCACAAGCAATACGGTGACACATGCGTTTATTGTTGACGCAGCCTCAAGCGGTAACATTCTGTTTATTGGTGCACTGGATGCGTCTAAGACCATTGCTACGGGTGATATCTTCCGTATCAATGCTGGGAACCTTACAATCGAGTTAAAGTAATGGCACTCGTTCTGAAAGACCGCGTGAAAGAAACAACAGCCACCACAGGCACTGGCACATATACTCTTGCTGGTGCAGTTGGTGGTTTTGAGGCGTTTAGTCAAATAGGTGATGGCAACACCACCTATTATTCTTGCACGGATGGAACCGACTTTGAGATAGGCATTGGAACCTACACAGCATCTGGTACAACCTTGGCCCGTACCACAATATTGCAGTCTAGTAATTCCGATGCGGCAGTTAGTTGGTCGTCTGGTACTCGCACCATCTTCTGTACGTTGCCAGCAGAGAAGATGATATTTAACGATGCAAGCGGAACCGCGCAAAACTTTACAGAACAGGACCCGAATGCGTTGGCATTCGCAATAGCATTGGGATAGAAAAATGGCTAACGCATTTAAAACATTTACAGATACCGCAGTGGGCACAGCAAACGCCGATGTTTACACCTGTCCCAGTTCAACAGAAACAACAATCATTGGCTTAAATATAGCCAACATACTTACCGTTTCTGTTACCGTTTCTGTTCAATTGATTAATAATGACGGAGACAATGTTCATATTGTAAAGGACGCGATTGTGCCTGTTGGCTCGTCCTTGGTGGCTGTAGGTGGCGACCAGAAGATTGTAATGAACGCTTCAGATATACTAAGGATAACTGCAAGTCAAGCATCCGCCGCTGATGTAACTTTATCTGTACTGGAGATTACCTGATGGCGTTAGGCAAGATTGGCACCAATCAGATTGATACGGCGGCTACACCTACTGTAGCGTCTGCAACAGTAGCCGGAGACCTCACTGTAGACACCAACACTCTGCATGTAGACAGCACAAATAATGGAGTGGGCATTGGGACAACTTCGCCTAGTGCTACCCATAAGCTGACACTTGATAATCCGTCAAACTACGGTGGAATACAGCTAAAACAGAGTGGTACGCAAATTGGGCAAATCATTCAAGAGGGCGGTACTGGAAGTATTTACATTGACGCTGACTCAGCAGGTAGTGGTGGGTCACTTATACTAAGAACAAATGGTGGCACAGAACGTACTCGGCTTGATAGCAGTGGCAATCTGCTGGTGGGTAGCACTTCGGCTGTTAATGTCGCTTCTGGCACAACTGACGGTGTTACTTTAAAGCCAAATAATGTTGAAATTTCACGAGATGGTGGAACGCCTCTTTTAATGCGTAGAAGGTCATCGAACGGTGAGATGGTTGCATTTAGACGTGACACTACATTTGTAGGCTCTATTTCTGTGACTACATCATCAACAGCCTACAACACCTCATCAGACCACCGCCTCAAGGAAAACGTCACCGACATCACTGGCGCAACTGACAGGCTAAAGCAACTCAATCCTGTTCGGTTTAACTTTATCGCTGACGCAGATACTACAGTCGATGGCTTCCTCGCCCACGAGGTGCAGGACGTTGTGCCAGAGGCAATCACTGGCACTAAGGACGGTATGCGTGACGAGGAGTACGAAGTCACGCCAGCGGTGCTTGGTGAGGAAGGCAACGTAGTTACTAAGGCGGTTATGGGTACACGGTCTGTTCCTGATTATCAGGGCATCGACCAGAGCAAGCTAGTGCCGTTGCTAGTAAAAACAATTCAAGAACTTGAGACTCGCATAGCCGCATTGGAGGCGAACTAATGGCATATGTAGGACAAAAACCAGCGACCACGCTCACAATGCCCACTAGCCAGTCTTTTAGTGGCAACGGGTCTACAACTGCGTTTACCTTAAACAGGGGTGTGACTGTAAGTGAAGAGCTAGAGGTGTTTGTTGATAATGTTCAGCAAGAACCGGGTTTAGGAAAATCCTATACGGCTACTGGCACAGCATTAACTTTTGATGCTGCTCCATCATCAGGAACTAACAACGTGTATGTTGTATATAGGGGTTTGTCTCAGTTTAACGCACGAATGGAAGATAACACTAAAGCAACACCCGGAAAGGCCATTGCTCTAGCGATGGTATTTGGAGGCTAATATGGCAGCACCAAACATAGTAAATGTAGCTACAATCACAGCTAAAACTGTAGGCGCGGCTCTTGGTACAACATTGACAACATCTTTGCTGGCAAACGCCGCATCATCAGGCAAGGTGTTTAAGGTAAACACAATCATTGTCTGTAATGTAGATGGTTCTTCTTCAGCAGATGTAAGCATTGAACATTACGATGGGTCTAGTTCTCGGCGCATTGCAAGCACGATTTCTGTACCCGCCGATTCAACCCTTGTTGCGTTGGATAAGAATAGCGCGATTTATTTAGAGGAAGGTCATTCTATTCGCGGCGGGGCGTCAGCAACTGGCGACCTTGAATGTCTCATTAGCTATGAGGAGATTAGCTAATGACTCGTTCTAACGGCGGTATCATTGGAACCTTAAACGAACCAGAGTCAAGCATGACTGCAACTGGTGGCACCGTTACAACAGACGGCGATTACAAAGTTCACACCTTTACGTCTAACGGAAACTTTCAAGTTACCGCAACTCCTAGTGCTTCAGGGGTATTTGACCTTAGAAGCCAGTATGTGAATAAAAAAGCAAACAAGTGGCCTAGCGGCTCTGCTGTTTTGGCGGAGCTTTTAGCTGTTGGCGCTGGCGGCGGCGGCGGCGGCACCTCAAACGGCTGGGCTAGTGGTGGTAGTGGTGGTCATGCATGGAAAACAACAGACTATGGTGTTTCTGTTCAAACATATGCTGTTGTTGTTGGCTCTGGCGGTAGTGGTGGTAGTGGTTACGGTTACGGCGGTGCAGTGGGGGGGAACACCACTTTTGACAGCAATGTAACTCAAGGCGGTAATGGCGGCGGCGGAAATAGATGTTGCCCTTGGACAACATTCTCAGGAAGTTCTCAGAGCGGTGGGACGCAAGGCTCTACTACAGACATTACTGACGATATCACGGGAACAAGCGTAACCTACGGTCAGAACGGCCCAACTCCTTCACTGAATTCTAGTCATCCATCTAATACAGGTAATACGGGTCGAGGAGGAACTGGCTCAAGAAACTATGGCTCACAAGGGGGGCAATCTGGCAGACCCGGAATTGTAGTAATGAGGTATAAATTCCAATGAAGATACTTGTTGCAAACAATGTATTTCATTCTGTCATGGGGGACAGTGAACTTGACCCACCAGCGTCACAGACTATTGACGGTATGGTCTATGCCTCTGTAACTGTGCCAGTGACAGAAGAGTTAAAAGCTTTTTACCCCAGTTGCATATGGGACGGCTCCACTTTTACTGAGCCTGCAACGGGCAAATTAACACCCGAAGAGGTGGATGAGTATTGGCAAAGGCCAAACGAGATATATGCCAATGACTAGAATTCGTTTTGCGCCAAAGACTTTACAGGGAGATTTTCCAGCGAAGGAAATGCTGAACAAATACCCTTGGCTAAATCATTTCGTACCAAAGCAGATGCGCGAATCTATGCCTGATTGGTTTAGGCAAATGAAGCCATCAAAAAATAGGTACAGCCCAGATGTTGTTCGTAACATAAAAACTTGCCCGTCTTTTATTAACTTAATGCAAAACGGTTATCTGCTTTGTTCGCAAGCAGATATATTAGTAGACAGAGGTGTGGATGGAGAGACAAGAGTTGTGAGCAACCTTGAGCCAATTTTGCCGCAATTGTCTAAAGAATACTCGGTAGGAATAGATATTGAGCATCACGATAATAGGCAGTTTGGAGAGTTTTTCCCTCACGAAAATGGCTTTTTACACGCTTCTATAAAATTTACAAGCCCATTTATGTTTGTGCCAGAAGGTTATGTAGACGTTTTGTTTATTCCATGTTGGTGGCATAAAGAGTATAAAAATGTAAGAGCTTTTCACGGTATGTTTTCACAAGATGCGGATGCCCCGACTGGATGGGAAGTAAATACAATGATTCGAGAGCCAGAGGTAGGAGAGTCATATTGCATTCCTGCGGGAACTCCATTGGCACAGATTATTTGCTGTAATGTCGTTAGTGCAAATTTTGAATATGTAGAAGACGAAAAAACTTATAAAAAGTATTTTCAGAAGACTATAGCTGCTCGTTTAGGTAAGATGACCTCAACCTACTCTAAGGCTCCGATGGATAGAATTAAGTCCTTTTTGTTAAAGGGGGCGTACAATGCCAATAAGTAAAATACAAGCGAACTCCGTAGCGGACAACAGCCTGACAACTGACCAGTTTGCCAGCACCGCTATACACGGTAACAGAAACCTTATCATTAATGGTGCGATGCAGGTGGCACAGAGGGGTACGAGTAGTACGGGCGTTTCATCACTAGGGTACTACACAGTAGATAGGTTTAAAACAGCATATAATGGTACCCCTGAAGAGTTAAGAGTAACACACGCACAGTCTACAGATGCCCCAACAGGATTTAGCAGTTCTTTTAAGCTAACAATTACAACAGCAGAAACAACTCTTGCTTCAGATGAAAGAGTTCGTTTTCAACAAAGGATTGAAGGACAGAATCTACAGCATTTAAAATATGGTACAAGTAATGCTGAATATATAACATTCTCTTTTTATGTTAAATCAAATGTTACGGGAACTTATGGAGTACATCTAGATAACTCTGACAGTTCAAGAAGTGTTTGTTCGGCTTACACAATAAATGCAGCCGACACTTGGGAAAAGAAAACTATTTCTTTTGCTGGAGACACAACTGGTTCATTTGGCAATAACTCTGGGCGTAGTCTTGATGTTAATTGGGTACTAGCCGCTGGTACGAATTTTACCTCTGGAACATTTGCTACATCTTGGGAGTCGGATACAGATGCTAATAACGCCCCATCAGGACAAGTAAACCTAATAGGCACAGTAAGTAATTACTTTCAAACAACAGGCGTACAGCTAGAAGTAGGCGAACAGGCCACACCGTTTGAACATCGGTCTTATGGGGATGAGTTGCAGAGGTGTCAGAGGTATTATGAAAGGTCTTACAAAGATGCTGTTTATTATATGAACAACAGTTCTGGCGCACAAGTACAAAGGCAAACAAATTACTTTCAAGTCCAGAAAAGAGGCTCTGCAACACTGACGCAGACTGCAACCCATGCAGATGGCAGTTCTACTGTTGGAAATGTTGGTGGGGATATTGATGGGATTATGCACTCATTTAGTGGCGGCGATAATGAAAGAGTTGCATTTTCTTGGACAGCAGATTCGGAGTTATAAATGAACATTACTAGCGCACAATATGTGAATGAATATGATTTTGATGGCACGACTGTCCTTAACAGTAACATCTATATTAAAGCAGTTATTGATGGGGAAACACTAGATGTTCCACTTGACCAAGCCAACCGCCACTATGCCGCTATTCTTGAGTGGGCAAAGGAAGACGGCAATACAATACAGGACGCTGACTAATGGCATACATAGGCATTGACCCAAATGTAGGTGACATTACCTTCCAGACCTTTACAGGCAATGGAAGCGCCACAGCCTTTACACTAGCGCAGTCTGTTGTAAGCGGTGAAGCTCTTATCGTGACTATTGGTAACGTGGTGCAAGAGCCAGGTGTGTCCGCCGCGTATACAGCCCAAGGCAATACCCTGACATTCTCTGCCGCGCCAGCTAACGGCGATGTAATTACCGTCCGCTTCTTTGGTCGCGCCATAGACCAGCCTCTCAGCTACGCGATGGCATTGTTTAAGTACACTGCTACCGCTAGTCAGACTGCGTTTACAGGTGCGGATGCCAACGGTGCCATACTGTCTTTCTCTGGCAATGATGTAGATGTGTATCTTAATGGTGTGCATCTAGACACCACAGATTTTACCCCCAGCAACGGCGATACGATTACCTTGGGGTCTGGCGCTGCGGCAAGTGACGAGCTTGTTATAAGAGCCTATCGTGCGTTTACCGTTACTGATACAGTAAGTAAGTCTTCTGGCGGTACCTTTGCAGGGGAGATAACCGCGCCGTCATTTCAGACCACGAATACTACGGTAGATACGGCGGTGTTTAGAACCAACGACCAGACGGTAGACCAGAACACCACCATTGGCTCCGCCAAGAACGCGTTGGCGATTGGGCCACTGACTATTGATACATCAACCAGCATTACCGTCAACGGTAATCTGACGATACTGTGAGGCAGGCATGGCTTCGATATTAAATGTAGACCAGATTAACAACGCGGCGGGGACAACCGCGCTGACTATTGATAGCACTGGTCGCATTCTCACACCAGCTAGACCAGCTTTTTATGCTTATGATACAGCAGTCTCTTGGCAATCTTTAAGTAGTTCTCACGAAGTTGTAATGCCTTCTACTGATTATAATGTTGGCAGTCATTATTCCACCTCTACTGGTAGGTTTACTGCTCCTGTAGATGGACTGTATAATTTTAGTGGCAAGCTTTATGTAAATAATGCTTCTACTGTTTCTTCTTTTTATATTTCAATAAACGGGGCAACACCATCATACCGATATTATCTTAATGCTGAAAACACTGCCTCAGACAACACAACAAGTTTTTCTGAAAACTTAGAACTAACAAGTGGTCAATATGTATCTATCATTGGGTATGCAGGTGAATACTATAAAGCACACTCCACTTTTAGCGGCTACTTAATAGGTTAACAAAATGTCAACATTATTTGTAGATACAATAAATGAAAAGACCAGCGGCAACGGGATATATATTCCGGGTCATGTGTTGCAGGTTTTGCAGTATCAAAAAACAGACCTTTTCTCTACATCTTCCACTTCTTTTGTTGATGTAACAAATTTCGAGTTGTCTATTACTCCAGCTTCATCTTCTTCTAAAATACTAATAAACTGTTGTTTGCTCGCGCATCATGACGCCACTCTTCAAGACGAGTTTAGATTTCAACGGAAAATTGGCTCTGGTAGTTTTGGAGACTTTGGTAGTGTTCCAAGTAGTAGAGTTATGTTTACATCAGGCTATTATGGAAGTAACACCTCTGCTAGCGCAAACCTAATTTTTTTAGACAGTCCAGCCACAACCTCCCAGCTAACATATAGGCTTCAAGCACGAACTCGGCATAGCCAAACTTTAGTTATAGGGGATGATTGGAACAGTGATGATGCTGGTATAAATGTTTTGGTTTTAATGGAGATAGGCGGATGACCAGCATATTAAAAGTCTCCGAGATTCAAGACCCGACAAACTCGAACACGGCATTTACTATCGGCACGGACGGACGCCCGTATCCAAAGGCTGGTGGTATTGTTCAAGTGCAATACACACAATTTACTGGGACCAATTCTTATTCTATATCGGCGGCTACTAATACCGTGATAACAGATTTAACTGTTAACATTACGCCTGTTTCTACATCTAGCATTATTAAAATTGATGCAATGGTGAATGGCGAATGGAGTCATCAAAACGGTGCAACAGATAGTGTTTGGTTCTTTTTTAGAGACACTACAAAGTTATCACACCCTGTTTCTGGTAACAGAGTAGTAGGTGTTTTGCAAGGAACTTCAGTTACTTACGACCAAAGTGACGCCAACTCTACGGGAGAACACGCATATTATACCTATTTTGATACGCCAAGTAGTACATCACAAATAACTTACAAAGTAGGTGTGTTTCAATATGATGGATATGACTGGTCTTTAAATAGAACGCAAGGTGACTTCGATAATGTCGGGTATGAACGTGGAACATCGTTTATTAGCGTGACGGAGATAGCTGGATAGTTATGGCAACAGTACAAGAAGCAATCAAAGTAGTAGACGCGGACGCTCAGTGGGTTATGTATGGCGATGAGCCAACAGACGCCATCAGCTTCAACGCGGCTTTTCGCATTGTCACTGGCACCGATGACAGCGGCACCGCCATCCTATCCGATGACCCGGCTGATTGGGGCAGTATATCTTGGGGTACCGTCAAGATTGCGTTAGGTGACTTAAACGCGGCAGAGCCTATGAAGCTACTGCGGGAGGAACGCAATCGCCGTATCGCTGAGACAGATTGGTGGGCATCGTCTGACCTTACTATGTCCGCAGAACGGACAGCCTATCGTCAGGCACTGCGCGACATCACCGACACCTACCAATCGCTAGACACTGTTGTCTGGCCTGTAAAGCCGGAGTAAGTAAATGAGCAGAGCGAGACAATTTGCAGACCTAGCTGGTAGTGCTGATGCTGGTGGCATTACTGGCAAGAACCTTATCATCAATGGTTCGTGTATCATCTCACAGAGGGGTGCGAGTGCTAACACTTCAGGCAGTGGTCAATATAAAGCTACAGATAGATTTGCTTGGTTTCAAGAAAACACAGACCAAGTTATTGCTACAATTTCGCAAGATACCAATGCACCTGACGGATTTTCTAACTCACATAAAATTGCCATAAGTACAGCAGAAACAACATTAGACTCAGATGAAATTGCAGGGGTTTATCAGCCCATAGAAGGTCAAAATCTTCAGCATCTAAAATTTGGTACGAGCAACGCAAAAAGTTTGACACTTTCTTTTTGGGTGAAAAGTACAGAAACAGGCACTTACGCTGTTTTGTTCTATCTAGCAGAC